GGCGGTGGTGCTGCGTTGATGAAGAAGGCTCTACTGAACGGTGTAGACAGTCTCAGGGAAGCAGGTATTCCTTTTAAGATTGTTGCTAACGTGCATGACGAGCTGCAGGTAGAGACACCCGAGGCTTTTGCCAAGGCTGTCGGGCTGCACTTCCGCAATGCTATCCGCAAAGCAGGCGAAGACTTTGAGCTTCGCTGTCCTATGGACGGTGAGTTTCAGATTGGAAACAACTGGTCAGAAACCCATTGATCTTTTTAACTATGTATGATAGACTATATTGTCTTTATTTAAGGAGCTACACAATGTCAGATTCAAAACTCAAGCCAATCCCCGTCAAAGGTACTGTCTACTGGGCTAACCTTTCTTCCAAGAACGCTATGTCAAACAAGTATCAGTTTGATCTAGGCAATCTCTCTAGCCAAGCAGTTAATGCGTTAGAAGAGCGCGGAATGAAGCCACGTAACAAGGGCGACGAGAAAGAGTACTTCATCACTGTTAAGTCTACACAGCCTATGCGTGCCTATAACACTAGCGGTGACGAGATCGGCTGCTTAGTCGGTAACGGCTCACAAGCCGCTGCTGTCATTGGCAGCTACGACTGGACATCGCCACAGGGCAAGCCGGGCCGTTCGCCAAGCTGTCTCAAGCTAGTCATCACAGACTTGAATGAGTACACAGAAGAAGGCGGCAATGTCGACTTTGATTTAGAAGCTGCCTTGTAATGCTTCTGATTGATGGCGATATATTTTGCTATCGAGTGGCTTGTGCGGTCGAGACTGACGCGCAAGCCTCTTTAAGCAACGGAGAGCTGTTTGTCAAGAGGTCTTTTGACTCACTAATCTCCGACGTGCTTCTAGCCTACCCAGATCACCACTACATCCTATACATTACAGGCAAGACAAACTTCCGCAACGAAGTTGCCGTCACAGCGCCTTACAAGGGCAACAGGAAGGCTGAGAAGCCTTTGATGCTGTCTGTCGTTAGAGACTACGCTGTGCAGTATTGGGACGCTGTGTTGGTAGAGGGTGAAGAGGCTGATGACGCTATAGCAATAGCAGCGTCTACTACGTTCCTCAACCACGATCCTATAATGGTTAGCATTGATAAAGACTTTGACCAAGTGGCAGGGAAGCATTACAACTTCCTCAAGCGTGAAGAATACTTTATCAGCGCTGAGCAGGGTATGAAGAACTTCTACAAGCAGTTTCTCACGGGCGATGCCATTGACAACATCATCGGTGTTGAAGGCATTGGTGCAGGCGGTGCGTCAGAGCTGATAGACAACTGCCGCAAAGAAACTGATATGTGGGACATCTGCGAAGATCAGTTGGGGTATGACAGAGCGCTAGAGAACGCTAGGCTCTTATGGCTACGTCGTCGCGCAGGCGAGATGTGGCTGCCTCCAAGAGAGCGCGGAGAGATACAGGAGAAGGTGTATGCCAAAACAGTTAGTACCACGCACTAGAGCAGGCAACACTTGGACTGAAGCACGCTACTGGCAGTTTATCAGATCAGCGCTGCGTCAAGCCTACAGTCGTTATCCTGTTAAGTTCCAAGTTAAGAAGGCAGCAGAGCGCACAGTAGAAGGCTGTAGACACAAGTACGAGTATCAATGTGCTGAGTGTTCTGACTGGTTTATGGGTAAGGAGACACAGGTAGATCATATAGTCCCTGCGGGGAAGCTGAGCAGCTACAGAGACATTGCAGGGTTTTGCAAGCGTCTGTTCTGCGAAGCTGACGGAATGCAGGTGCTGTGTACTGAGTGTCACCAAAAGAAAACCAATGCAGAACGTAAAGCGAGGAAGAAAACATGAGTGAAATTAATCATTATGAGGAACTGCGGAAGCTGTCCCCAGTGGGTAAGGTGGGCTACGTAGCAGGGGTGTTGATAGTGAAGCTAGGCGCAGCCTGCTTCTTCGGAGCTCTTCTGCTATTTGGTTACAACCTGTTCGCGAGTAACGACGTACCTTACACGTTCGTTAACATCGCCTTCACAGGCTTGGGTTTCTTGTTCGTAGGACGACTAGCAGGAATGGCAGCAGCCTTCACCACAGATTAAAAGGATCAAAGTAATGAGACACTTTGTCGTACCAGACACACAAGTCAAACCTGACTCTAACATTGAGCATCTAACGTGGGCAGGGAAGTACGCTGTCTCTCTGAAGCCTGATGTTATCATTCACTTAGGCGATCACTGGGACTTCCCAAGTCTGTCTAGCTACGACAAGGGCAAGAAGTCCTTTGAAGGCAGACGCTACCAAGCTGACGTTAAAGCAGGTAAGGAGGCTATGGAGGCTTTCTTAGCGCCGATACGTGAGGAGCAGAAGCGGCAGCGTACTAACAAGCACAAGGTGTGGCGGCCTAAGCTAGTGTTCTTGTTAGGCAATCACGAGAATCGCATCACTCGCGCTGTCAACGACAGTCCAGAGCTAGAGGGCTTGATGTCTTTTGCAGACCTTGGGCTTGAGAAGATGGGATGGGAAGTTGTGCCGTTCTTAGAAGTTAAGATGATTAACGGCATTGCCTACTCGCACTACTTCACCAGTGGTGTTATGGGGCGTCCTGTGTCGTCTGCTAAACTGATGTTGACTAAGAAGATGGTTAGCTGTGTTATGGGACACGTACAAGACCGTGACATCGCTTACGCACGCAGAGCCGACGGTGCTGCAGTGACTGGCCTGTTCGCAGGCATCTTCTACCAAGAAGACCAAGACTACCTATCGCCGCAGACTAATCAGTCTTGGCGAGGCATTTGGATATTCAACGAAGTCAACAACGGCAGCTTTGACGAACTTCCCATTAGTATGTCTTACTTGAAGAAGAAGTATGGGGAGTCTACAGAATGAGCCTGACGTTCACCGAAGTTAAATATAAGCTGTCTCTACTCGATGAAGTGTTGGTGTTGGAAGTGTTAGACATCAACTCTACAGAGATAGTAGAGCGGTTTGAAGACAAGATAGAAGACAAACTAGACCAACTAATTGACGAACTAGACGGAGAAGACGATGAGCTTTCTTGACAAATCACCTGCTGCTGAGTGGGATGAGCTGAGTAAGAAGCGTAGGGCAGAGGCTAGGCGCGTTGGAGAAGCTATCAAAGCTGAAGAGCGTGCTGCGTCTCGCTTGTCCACCTACGACGCTATTAACCCAAGCCACTACAAAGACAACGGCATTGAGTGCATTGAGTACATCAAAGAGCGCCTGAGCGCTGACGCCTTTCTAGGCTATCTCAACGGCAACGTGCTGAAGTATCAACACCGTTGGCGCGACAAGAACGGCGTCGAAGACCTACGCAAGGCGCGTTGGTACTTGGACAGGCTGATAGAGGAGCAGTGCAAATGAGCAAGTTAAACGACCTAGTAAGCCTATGTACAGGATGGAGCAGCGAACGTGGCATCTTTGTCAACGGCACACTGCCTACACAGGCTCTAAAGCTAGTCAGTGAGATCGGTGAGTTAGCTGACAACGTAGCTAAGAGACGCGACATCAAAGACGACATAGGCGACTGTATGGTGGTGTTGAACAACCTAGCCATCATGTCAGACACAACGCTAGAAGAGTGCTTAGAAGTAGCTTACAACGACATCAAAGACCGTAAGGGTTATCTCAACGGCGCAGGTGTCTTCATTAAAGAAACAGACAGGAATGCAGCATGAGACCTATCTATGAAAATAGCACTACACTTGCTGCAGAAACTAAACTAGCTGATAAGCTGTCACAGTGTTGGGAGTGCAAGCCTATAAAACTAGGCCGTAAATACAAGATAGATTACGCTCTTTCTAGGTCAGGTGTTATTTATGCTTGGGCTGAGCTAAAGAAAAGAAATATGCCGAGCGACAGATATGACGAGTATATGCTGTCTTTAGACAAATACTTAACGGCACAAACGCTTGCGCAGCAGACAGGAACAAAGTGTTTTTTAGTTGTCGAGTTTACTGACCGTATCGTCTATGCAGATTTAGCTGATGTTGAGTTTAGGCTAGGCATGGGAGGCAGAAAAGACAGAGGAGACCCAGAGGACTACGAGCCTTGTTGTTGGATGCCTCTGCGTCAGTTCAAAGAAGTAAAAATTTTAGACTTTGATAATATGGAGTTCTTATGAGTGAGTTTAGAAACAGTTTTGGCGAGTCCATCTTCCGTAACAAGTACGCCTTGAACGAGACACAGACGTGGGCTGAGAAGGTTGAGGACATT